AACGTATCCGATGCCACCCACATATCGGTAGAGAAATATTCTATGTACCTTTTCCACACTCCGGCAATTTGTCTTGCAACCACAACCCAAACTTCATCCTTGCCGTCAACAGGAATAACAGCAACGGACTCAAAAAGTCCTTGTGTGACTTGCCTTGCCCATCCAACAACACCCTCGTCTCTCTGGTATGTCATGGTTAATAATTGCCCATCCCCACGAATCCCATATACAAGGCTGTCCGGTTCTTGCTGATAGGCGATTTCTGTGATGCCCCCTTCGGTGATATGTTCAGCAAGTATGGTTAAGTCGGGTGCTTTGTACGAATCATTCTCGAAAACAAACGCCAATTCCCTGAGCTTGCGTCCGGCTCTCTGAACAAACAGCGTTGTATTCCCTATGACAATCGGAGCAATCGGAGCGCATCCATACGTTGTATCTTTGGCAGCCTTGACATTGGTGGGAGTGAGTGCCGTATCATCGCCAGTACCTAAAATTCTTTCATCTCCCAGCGTACCTGCCGCCAAATTTTTCGCTTCGGCCAACCAGCTAATTTTGTTTTGTGCGGTCAACGTGTATTCCAAAGAATTATCATCAGACGTACCAACAGCAAAATTTTCAAATAAATCAACCATAGAACCCCATACTGTTATGGGCTGTTGATTAGAACCGCCCAAATACAATCGTTGTTGGAAAAAAGCACAGGCAGCGGGATAGCCGTAAGTGTCGCTCCACGATTCCACTTCCAACGACCACAACCCAGCCTCGGCTTCGGTTTTAGTAGATAACACACTAAGTATATCAGCTTTGACTTCTACGGCGGAGGTCACAACTTTTATCTTACAAAGCCCACTATTGATTTTTACATATTTATTCACATCGGCAGCACGGAATGCAGCCTTCGCCCTTGCCGAGGTTATTGTTCCGGTCGCAGGGGACGATGGAGTTGCAGACCCTATATCAAATGTGAACGTTGTTGAATTGGTTACGGTGATTTTCCATCCCCCGTTATATGCGCTAGGGGACGCTCCCGCAACAAGGACATACTCACCCGTAACGTATCCGTGAGCCGCACTCGTAACGACCGTTACGGTGCTTCCACTTCGTGTCATCGAAGAGACGCTTTTTGTTGATTCCAATTCAACTGTAAGTTTAATTCTTTTCTTGACTGGGCTTTTAGCACTTGGTGTTAATCCACAAGAAGGAGAACCGCCGAGCTTCCACGAACCGGCAGCCATTGCATTCGTATCTGGCCAGTCGTCAATTATGTCAGCAACGACAGCGGTCGCATCCGTCCATGACGTAATTACAGCCCTTGATGCACCAAAGATTATCAATCTATCTACATCGGCAGGTAGAAAGACCCCCGTGCCAGCTGTAAACGTCACATCTTCTCCGGTAATTGCAGAAGGAGTCAATGTTTCATTAAGGTCTGTGTCGGCTATGAACGATGGGGCCGGGTCGAATTTGACAGTAGATAACGTCCATGATGTATCACCAGTTCTGCTGAGTTTCCGGGTGGGATAGTTGGAATGCGTAATGTAAACTACATCGGCAGACGGGGCAAATTGCAATTCAAAAAGATGTTCTTCCTGATATGGAGTGCTTATTTCGTAGGCTACGCCGCCAGATAACAACTGAGCGTGGCTTTTATAAAACCTAAAATAATATTCCCCAACCTCGATAATATAGGCTTCGGCTACATTAAATTTAAAAGGAATGACTCGTGTTCTTTTGGTGCTGTCTTTTACCTCACTAACAAATGCCGTTCCTGGGCGGCGTGTTACCCCGCCATGCGGGAAGATGGAGAAATTTTCAAGTATTTCGCATGAGTTGAAATATTTATCATAATCAATGCGTGAAGAAAGGCGTGGGGAAATTTCGCCATTAGTAAATGATGAAAAGATTCGTTGGGTTTTTGGCATCTTATATTCTCACGTCAATCAAGTCGTTGTTCTCTATTTCATCCGTAGTACCTTCCATGCTATTCATTGTCTTGGCTTCCGATATTGTGTTCAGATACATCTGGTAATATTTTGTGGCAAGTGCCCCGTCACGCATTACAGGGAACGCTCCCAACGATGCCAAATAAAACTGTAACGCCTTCACAAATATAGGACTAAACAAAGCCGTATCTATCACCCTTTTCATATATTTTATTTTTGCCGTATCGTCATTAGTCAATAATTGCCTATCCTCTACCTTCCATTCCGAATCAGAATCATATAATTCTATAACACGCAGACAATAGGGGTCGGAAGGCAATGCGTACTGATAATCAAATTCAAACGCCGGAGCGGTTGCCAACCTTGCAAGAGTGGCTCTTCCTTTTGCGAAATTCCATTCGGCAGAAGCAATGACCTCGTCTCTGGTTGAAGGATAGAAGGCGTTCATTATCCTACCATTACGTTCCTCGATATTAATAATAAGATTTGCTCCAATGAGAAGCAGGCTGCCATTGACTATTTCAACGAGATTCATTATTTATGCTTGCCTTTCTTTTTCCTTGCCACGCCCTTGATAGTGCCTTTTCGTTCACTTGCATAAAACACTCCCTTGCCTTTCTTCCCGCCATACTCCTTCATCATCGAGGTTAGTATTGTCTTGCCCTTACTTGTTAATGGCATCTTTCATCCCTTCTTTCTTTTCATCTACCTTGCCCTGAACGAAATTATGTACTCCGGCAATACCACTGATAGCACCTATTGCGGCCATATAAATGCTTCGGTCTGTATTTTTATCGAGAAATGCGACCAGGCATATTAGCAATATGCCTGTTATCGCATACCCGATAATAAAGACCTTCTTGCTTATCAATTGTGCAAATTTATTTTCCATGCTATTTTGTAATCTGTATACCTTTTGGTTCGGACTGCGACCTGCTGTGGTGTACTGTCAGCGTCCCATTTGCAGTAGAACTGCCACTCTCAAATCTGACGTTTTGCATGTCATACAAAGTATGTAATTTCAAAACCCCGCCATCAGGGAGCAACGTGCCAAGTGTTGCAGTGGGCGTACCGTTAACAATAAACCTGAAACCGGACGTGCCTTCCGCAACGATAATACTTTCAACATAGGTATATTTACTCCACGATGTGTCAGTTGTAAGTGTACCGGAAAAACCCTGCACAGTCGTACTTGTTCCTGTTACCGATACGGTTTCGTATATCTCACTATGGGCGAATGCTTTCTCTACAACACCGAAAAGCAGCATTAAGCTTACGATGCCTATTAAAAATCTTTTCATTTTATTGTCTCCTGTTTTTTAAGTTAAGGACACCGCTCTTCACCGGACGGATACGGCGAAGAGCGGTCAGGTAGCGAAACCTTGTCCCGAATTATTCTTTGATATAGTGGATACTGCCTACAACCTTCTTGTCAGCAGCCCACGCCTCAGTTTTTGCAGTAACGACAATACTCCTATCTCCCGCTAACGCAACACCGCCAGCCCTGCTTGGTCTATTAAAAAACGCCGTATTCCACGCCGCATCGCAGGAAGCTTCTTCAAGGTATGCGTCCTCTGTCGTACCGTCACCAATAACAATACCAGCCGTACCGCCAGCCGTACTCATTGCCTCACCGCCAATATTTGCAAATACTGGCCTGGCGTCTACGGGAAGCCTTGCTATCTCTACCGTTTCGCCAATCGCCAATCCCAGCGTTGCGTGAGTCGTAAACGAGAAAAATACGGCGTGGAGCTTGCCTTTCTCGTTCGCCTGTCTCTTGACCATTGGAACGGCATCCACGTTGGTCAATTGGTCACTCTTGTAAGTCGTAGTCATTCTGAATTACCTCCATTTAAAATTTTTATTAAAATTTGAGTGAGATAGTTACAGAATCGAACTGTCTTTTCGGGTAGCCTCACCGAATATGCAACCATACATTACCCATCCCACATTAAATCCTACTCATTAAGGCGCAGGACTGTTATCGCAATCAACGGTAACGACCCCCACTTCCTCAACCCTTGTCCCGTCCATATCCATTTCAACATACAACTGCTTGTTGAAATTCTTATCAGGACGAACGGCAAGCTCGAACTTATCCATAAGCCCGATAGCCAACCCGATAGACGGCCCATAGAACGCTATGCAAGTCGTAACATCGGTTGACTGATTGTATGGCAGCCCGTGATAATTGTCGCCAGCCGCCGTACCTGCTGTCGGGGCAGCCTTTCTAGGCTCTATGCGAACAAACGTAAAGCCCAGGAACTCGTTGATTATCCCACGCTGCAATGCTTGCAATGTGTTGTAATCAGAGGACGTAAGCTTTGTATCTGTAAGCAATTCAGCAAGCTGCCTTGCGCTGAAAATAAACACACGCCTATTTCCACCGCCCCCCTCTGCATCCGCTTCGCCGCCATCACCGCCAACCTCGTTGCTGTCGAAAAGCTCTTTGGTATCCAAGAGCTTCTGGAACGTCAATCCCTGCCCGCTTGCAGCAATTTTCTGAACCGCAGGAAGCACTATCGGAGTATCACCCTTTTCACCGCCGTAAGACGTACCGATTGCAGCATCAATAATAATGCCGTCCTTCTCACGACCGACAGCACTTGCCGCACTCTGTGAGTAAGCCGATGTCGGGTCAATCAGCATCCGCAACTCATCGTTCTTGTCTATCATGTCACCCCAATTCCTTGGCTGCATAGTAACCATGCGCCTTGAATGCGGGGTATTCATAATAGGCGTGTCGTCATGCCTCGTGGTAATTTTCTGCATCCTGGACGTTCCAATTCTATCGAAGAACTCAGATTTCCCCTTTACATTGTCTTTCAGCTGGACATACTGCCACAGCCTAGACCGCTTCTGTTGGGCTAAATGTATTACATTTGCCCTGTACTGCTGTACAAATGATTGTTCGACTGTATTATCAGCCATGATATAAATCCCCCTTAAATGTTTATTTTAATCCACACAATCGGTATGGCTACCTGCCTTCGCAGACCATTCCTGATTTAAGGTCTCTCGACCACTTAGTCTACTACCCCCTTTAGACTTAGGGATAGACTATGTAATTCTTTGCAATAATCAAGATAATCAGCAGCGTTTCTTAGAAAGTTGGGATTATCGTTCATTAACCCCAGCACCGTATTGCATTTACTACACAACAAGCCTCTTACTTTTCCTGAATTATGGCAATGGTCTACACACAAGACTTCGGAGGTTTTCTTTCTAGGCGTAAAGCTTGAATCTTTTAAGCTTCCACAAATCGGACACATTCCCCATTGCTCGCTATACATTTCTTCGTAACGCTCAATAGTAATGCCATAGTTTTTAATAAAGCGTGATTTCTTTTTTCGAGCGTTAATTTTCTCACGATTTACTGTATAACGCTTTCGCTTTTGAGCTTTATTTTTATCACGATTTGCTGCATAATACGCACGCTGTCTGGCGTTATATTTTTCAGGATTTGCTGCCCGCCACGCCCTTTCCCTTTCAATGTTCCGTTTTTTCCTCTCTTGTTCCGTTATAGCCACACTATGCTCCCTCTTCTACCATCATCTGCCTTAGCTCTAATATCCTATCCACCGCTGCATTGTGTCCAGGATTTCTTTGGTTGTGATATGCAGCACTGAAAGCCTTATCAGCCATCAATTTGTTTATTTCGGCCTGAGCTTGCGCCGCAGTTGCTATCCCACCGCCTTCGCCAGTTCCCTTCCCGCCCTCGTTGTCTTCCATGAGTCCCTCTGTCATATCAAAGAAAAATTTAA